AACGCAGTGATCGCGCTACCAGGAATCAACGTCCATGTCGTACCATCCGGGGAAGACTCCAACGCCGCAGTCACCGTCGCAGACCCACTCACCGCAGTAACATGCACATAAAGCATCACCCACTGCGCGTACCCAGCATTAGCGACCGGACCCGCCTTATAAGTACCCGGCACCTGCGCAACATACGTCGCAAGCGGCTCGACCAAAGCTGTTCTCAACCCTGCTACCATAAGGTTTCCCCTCTTAAAGTGCGGTCGGGGTGATGAGCGCGTCCACGCCAGCCTTCGCCGCCGCCAAATTCGCCCCGAAGCTCGCCGTAAAGTAATTCTCGCCTTCGTAATAAAACCGGGCGGTGCCGTCAGCTTGCGGTGTAATCCGATGAACACTGTTCAAGTTAAAATACGCACTCGTATCGTTGAGCTTCACGAACTGAACCGACAAAGCCATACCGCCCCTTTTCTAACACCTAAACAACGAAGCAAGGTCAGCACCGTGTACCAACCTTGCCTCGACTCCCTATTCATTTCGAAATAGCTACACCAGCATTCTAGAATGCTGGGCTGATCATGCCCGAACCACCAATTACGGAATTAGCGTTCGGGTACCGCCGGAATGAATAAGCGAAATATCCATAGAGCACTAGCAGTACTCCAAGATTAGCAGCGGACGGTTGTTCGCAACGCAAGAACACTGGGGCAGATGGGTCTTCCCAGAGGTGGCATTCCTGTGTTGAAACCACGAACAGCTGATCTTCTGTACCGGCGCCGAGTGTGGTCCCGATGTTATTATCGGCGATCGCGACCATCCCATTTGGTAGCACGCCGCGGGCGCCATGACCGTACGTGGCCGCAACGTTTTCACCGGCGGCGACACCGCCGATGCCGGGCTGACCGAACATGGGCCATTGACTGGTCAGCTGAGCTGACAGCCAGTACCAGCGCCGACTGTGCATGATTACAGCGTTGGGTTGGGCGAATCCGAGTAGCGCGGATTCTGATGCGGCCGCACCTTGGAGCAGCTTCGGCCATAGCGCTTCACCGGATGGTGCGGAGTCGGTGTAGGTGATGGCGTTGGCTACGGCAGCGAGACCGGTCGTGGCCTGGTTGATGAGGGTCGAATCAACAGCTGTTGCGTAACGACGGTACAAGTCGTCCATGACGACTTCTTCGATTCCGGTACCCCGCTCGATCGCGGCGCGGGAGACGATTTGCTGACCGGCAGCGGTTTGCACGTTTTCGGTAAGCAACGTGTCTGCCATGTCGGTGCTCGACACCGCCGAGTTCTGCGACGCCTGCAACGCCACCGAGGCTGGGGTTGTGATCCTGGAAATGTTGATGGTCATACCGTCCGCCGGCAGATCGTGGTGATTACAGGCGTCCGCGAAGGGACGCATAGCGGCCACCGCCGGTGCATACATTTCGGTTAGATACTGCGGAACTGTCAATCCGGTGAATGCACCGGTGCCGACTGCACGGGTCAGGTACTGGCCGCGTTCGACCTTTTCTTCGGCCATGTGTCGGGAAACCCGGTCCTTGGCGTTGGCGTCGCCAAGGAACATGTTGACGGCGTCCTTCATGAACTGGACACCCTTGCGGTCGTTACCGGGGTGGTAGGTGCGTTCCTCGGCGCCGACGCGCGCCACTTCATCGTATGCGGGCTTCTTCACGCCAGTCGACTTAACTTCACGGCTGATCCGTTGCGTTTCGACTTCTTCGGCCTTCACTCGTTGGGCGTTGCCGAGCTGGACCTCAATGGCCTTCATTTTGTCTTTGGCGTCTTTGCGGGCCGCAACGAGGCTGCGCACGTGAGTGTCTTCATCAGCGGTGAGGTTGAGCCGCCCGGCGTTCTCAGCCATTTCGGTGATGGCTTCGATTCCGGCGGTGGCGCTGTCCCGGGAACGCCGTTGGGTGTCGAGTTCAGCCTCGATCCCCGAGATCATTTCATCGATAGTCGCCGGCATGGCGGCCGTCCTTTCGTTTTCCTTTGGGTGACCGCCGTCGGCGGATACTTTCGCGGCGTCGTCTAAATGGGCCTGTATGTGCGCTTTAACTCCAGCGTCATCGGTGCTTGGGATGTCCGCTGAGCTCAAACGGGCTAGGGCGTTTCGGCAGCCATTGAGATTCGCCGGTCCGCCTTGAGATGTGTGATGGGGAAATGAGAAGCTGTTTTTCGCGGCGGGATCGCCGGACGAATCCACCCACGCGTAGCAGTACCGGTAGGTGGCTTCGTCGTGGTCGGGCATCGCCGCCACAGCGGCAGGACCGTCCCAAGTGCCTTTAGTTGTTGCGGTGTGATGCACGGCAATAGCACCCACCCGGCACCTTCTTTCTCGGTTTCCGATGTGGGGCTGTGCGGTGTTCGGTTATTCGTCGGCGAGCAGTGCTGTTCTCACCAGGTTGATGGACCGGCCCATCACTGGGGGCTCGGCGGGTGCTTGCACCACTGGGGCCGGCGGGGCTTGACGTGCCAGCAGGCCCCCGTTGTCTCCGGTGGGGTCGAGCCGGACCTGCAAATGCCGCATCGCGATGCGGGCAGCACCGGAAGGCAACCGATCCACTTCGTCTACGATCCGCCGCGCCCGCGCCGAAATGCTGGTCGTCGGATTAGCGCCGTAGTTCACAGCGGACACGTCACCGCAATGCAAATTCAGGGCGAGCATCGTGAACTCGGTGTAGTCGTCGTTCCATTGGCCCTCTTCGAGCATCGCCGCGAAACTCATTTGGTCGATGCAGCGATCGTTGATGGCCAACGCGAGGTCGCTGACGTCGCTGCGGGCGGGGTTGAGCCACGCGTCGGTGATAAGCCCTTCCGGTCCAGCGGAAAGGGTGAGGGTCCCGTTGGTGGTTCGGGCCATCGTCAAACCGGTGTGGTTAACAAGGAAAGCCACGTCGGGTTTGCGTGCCAACGATGCGGTGAACGCGCTCGACGCCACCTTCTCGACGTAGGGACCGAACATGTCCCACATTTCGTAAGGTGTTTCCGTTGTTGACGCGACACCGGACAGGTGATGCCACGCCTGGTCTTCGTCGGCGCTACCGGTGCGCTTCTCCAGGGTGGAGCGGAGCACCGCTGGGAAAGTCATGCGACGTACCAGGCCAACGTCGAGCGGTGGTGCGCTACGTGCCCGTGCGATGCCTTCGGGGCTGGTGTCGGAGACCGCTTCACGGCGCGCACGAGATGCTTGTTCCCGAGCCACTTCAATGTCGATCATTCATACGCTCCTTGAAAGCGGGTCCGGGCCGGTTTAGAAACCGCTCGGTGTGTTCGGTTCGCCGGTGGAGTTATTCGCGGGAGTGTCGGCGTTGGCGTTGGCGTCGTAACCGTGTTCGTTACCGTGCATCGGCTTGAAGTCACCACCGTCACCAGCGGCGTTTTTGACGTCAGAGTTCTTCTTGTGGTTCGGCTTCCCGGTGTCCTTGCCGCCACCGGGGTTGTCGGGGCCCCCGGGGTCGTTGTCTTCGTTTTCACCGGTCAAACCGGGCTTGCCCGCCATGACGTCAGCTGGTTTCTTGCTGCCCTTGCTGGGGGTGTCAGAGGTGTCGGGAGTGGCCGCGCGGGTGACGTCACGGAACACTCCGTGTGCCTGGGCCCGGGTCGGCACAGCAGTGGAAGCGCCCCGTTGCGCAGCGGTTTGAGCCGCCGCACGGAAAGCGGTTTGGCGTGCGTTGTTACTCATTCATTAACTCCTTTGGACATAGGCCGCCCCGAAGGGATTACTACAGTTACCGGCATGGATGAACAGCTCGCCAGGCTTCGAGCGCTAGTGCAGTAGTGCGAACATCACAGCGAGCGCGAAAGCAACGACGGAAATGATGCGGGATGTGGTTGCCGCTGACGGTGCGGGCAGCAGGAAGCTCAGCGCGAGGAGTAGCAGCCCGGCGGCGATAGCGACCGAATAATAGGTGGCGACGTCCACAGCTATGCCCCTTTTCACACAGCCCGGTTTAGAAGTCGGGTTGCACGGTGGGTGGGTGATGACCAGCGGGTTTCGGTGGCCAGAAACGGTCGAATTCCTTCGCCTGCTCGTCCGTCAACGGTGGCCGGTCTTCGAGTAGCCGCGCCTCGGATGGTGTCAACACCCGGCCAGCGATTTGAAGGTTGATTGTTTGCGCGCGGGTCATTGGGTCCATTCGCAGCAGCGAATCTGTGTTCAGTTTGCAGAACTGCTGCTTCGGGAGGAGCTTGTTCAAAGTGTTCTCGCGCCTGATCACCGCCGGGCCGAGTGACATCGTCAGGAATTGCAGGTTGCGTTGGGTCACGTTCGCGTAGGTGACGCTACTACCGGAAACAGCGCTATCGATGAGGTCCGCGGGGCAGTCAAAGAACCTGGCGATGTCCGTGGGCCCGAGTTTCCGGGCTTCGATCCATTCCATTCCGGTTTGTTCCGCCTGGACCATCGAATAGGTCCAGTCCTTACCGGTCACTAACGCATCACCAGAGTGCACGGACTCCTTCAGGCGGGCTTTGATGCCTTCGGCTTGGGAGTCAGTGATCGTCGCTTGGGTGTTGTTCTGCAAATGGCTTCTCGGTATGCCACCTTGGGTGAACCACGAGATCGCGAAGTCTTGGATCGACAGGTGCTCCGAAATGCACCACGCCGCGAACATGATCGGTGACAAACCCAGGTGGAAACCAGCGACCGTGTATTGTTTTTCGTGCCAAATCCGGTTCGGTGGGTACGGCTTACCGCGAATGTGGTATTCGATGAGTTTGTTGTCGACGATGTTGACGCCGACCCACGCTAACGGCACCAGCTCAATGCACGCGGGTAGACCGAACCCGTTCACCGCGGTAATGATGCCTACGCTGTTCCCGGCCCTATCCAGGTCGAACTGCGTGGAATACATCCACTCCATGTAGTCGCATTCGTCGCCACCGGGTTTCACGATTATCGGTGGTTTGTTGACCTCGACGTCAGCTAGACCGTAGGAGCCTTTGCGGTACACGTCGATGGGGAACCCGGAAATGAGGTTCGCGCGTAGCCGTAAACACGCCCACACCGCGGAGTGCCTCAGGGCGCTTTCGTTGTTCACGAGGTGACCTGGGGCCAGTGCGGTACTGATCCGCGGTGGAATCACACTGGACGCGGTAGCACCCGGGTACTCACCGAAAAACGGTCCCTCAATGTTCGCGGTACGAAAAAGGAGGCTCACGGTTGTTTACCTCCGGTCGGGGGTGGTCGTGGCCGCTGTTGGCGAGCTGACAAACCCGCTGCGCACAGCAGCACCGCACCGGACACCGCGAGGCCAACCCACCCGATCCAGGTGCCGGCTAGGACCCCGAGGCCAGCAGCGACCAGGAGAATCCCCATGG